GTTAATCCCTCGTACCCAAGTATTACCACACAAATCGCATGTATGGTGTACTTGATGCCTGGCTCAACACAATTATCGCGCGTAGGGGCGCGCGTATTGCTGTTTGTATTGCCGGATGCGTCACAGCTCTTAAGGTTGCTAGTGCGTATCTTTCGGATACGGGCGCGCTATATAGTTTCTTTCTCCGCGCCCGCACTAAGCTTCTTCATGAGCGTGGCAAGTCGAGTGGGGTTACTGGAACCACCATTCGAGGCGAGTTTAATCACTTACCACTACCTTTTGTGCCTCCTTACTCCAATCATACGCATGGTGCGAGCGCTGCGAGCCGGACTGCTGCTGGTACGGCTGCGCAGTTACTTGCCCGCATCTGCGGACTGGAGTACTTCTCAGTGAGCAAGAGCACGGCCGACGTTCGGCAAGGCGTGGCAGGTTCTCGAGATTACTACTGGGCCAAGGACGTTGGGGTGCCACCGGCTGCCGATGAGGTAGTGCAGCGTCAGCTGCGCTGTTTCATAGACGTAGATTACTACGTCAACATGCCGATGGATCTCACGACACATTTCACACCGCACATTATGTACACCGTTATTCCGGAGCAAGCAGGTGCCGTTCGCAATGAGTATCAGTATTACTTTAACCGCGACGGTGAGCTTGAGTACCACGTGAATGGCGGTGCGCATTACAAGCACAAGTTGTGGGACTACTCTCATGACAACCTTGTTGTGTGTTGGAAATTCATGGGTATACCGTTCACTGTTTCAACATATTTGGTTGACAGACGTTACGTCTCACAAGATCATGCACTTGTGTGTATGTCTCCGGTGAAGCAGTGGTCGGTTTCACATGGTTTCCTTGGCTGGCTCAACCCACTTAATTACATCACGACGTTTCTAGCTTCGACATTAGAAGGAGAAGAGTTAGAGCGGTTTTCACCTGTTCAAGGCGAGAGTGTACGTCTGGACATCGTGTCGACCGCATCTTATGTCAGTGTTGGTAAAGTGGGTTCGCCATGTAGTTTCAGCATCGACGCTCAGCGTTTCGCTGCGCTGGAGGTGGTCGCGCGACATGGTTCGCAGAACATCTCTATCGCTACGATTATGAGCTACCTCAATGAAGATGGCGAGGTGCGTGACAGGCGCGCAGCTAGCGCGATTGCACTTAACTACTTCCGCGAGACGGTGCCGAGGCCTGGACCACGTGTTTACGTGCAAGCCAACGTCGCGCCCTCCGTCGTGCACTACTCGATGAATTCGCATGTGCTCGAAGACGACGATAGGCGCGTGAACCATTCGTTCATGCAGCCCCTTGTTCGCGGGTTGTGTTTCTCACCTGTGGACAACGTCGCTAATGAGCGAGCTGCGATCCAAGGCCGCGTCAGCAACTTTGTTGACGCGGGCCGCGCCATGCGCCCAACTCCGCTGTTTAACAAGATTTTGGGCGAATTTGTCACTCGGGTCGTGCCTGAGCCGCATGTGGTTACTCCATGCGAGTTTGACACGGTCTACGAGCGACAACCACGGCCAGCGCAGCGCTCGATCTTGGAGCGTGCATCGGAGATGTACGGCGACTTCAGCAACATCATTCAAAGCTTCATCAAGGCGGAAACTTATAACAGTGTTAAAGACCCGCGTGTCATTTCCACTGTGCAGCCACCGGTGAAGCTTGCTTACTCCGCGATTATCTATCCTCTGAAGGAGGAGCTTGCTGTGCATCCTTTTTGGGGGCCGGGCAAGAATCCTCGCCAACTCGCGGAGCGCGTGGCTACTGTTTGTGCGGCTGCTGAGCGTGTTGTGCAGAGCGATTTCTCACGTTTCGACGGTCACGTAAATGTGCTGTTGAGGATGGTTGAGAGAGCTGTTATCGCAAGAGCGTTTACGCGAGACACTGTAGATGAGGCTCTTGAATTGCACTCTAAGCATTACGAGCAGGAGGGTCGCGGACGACACGGCACGCGTTATGAGACGGGCATGACACGTGCATCCGGTGGCGCAGACACGTCTGACTGCAATACGCTAGACAATGCCTTTGTGGCATATTATGCATTGCGTACGACACGTCAGTCAGACGGTACTTTTATGTCTCCGACTGCCGCGTGGAAACTCTTGGGCACTTACACTGGAGATGACGGCTTGACGCCGAATCTCACTGCTGAGGAGTACACACGTGCCGCACAGGCTCTTGGTTTAGTGACTACGGCTGCTACTGTAGAACGAGGCCAGCGGGGATTGAAGTATCTCGCGCGCATCTATGGTCCGTTTGTTTGGTTTGAAGATCCGACGAGTATGTGTGACTTGCTTCGGCAGCTGTCGAAGTTGCATGTCACGCATAGTTTGCCGCCAAACATTACGCCATTTGATAAGTTACACGCGAAGATGTCGGCGTTCAACATTCATGATCGTCTGACACCCGTTGTCGGCCCGTATGCGCGCGTTGTCATGGAGGC